AATTCACGTTTCGCGTCTGCCCAGAACCATTTATTATTAACCTTCAGCAGCTTTGCCACCCTGGTAACTTTGCCAGTATCGGGGCTGGTATATTCAAGATGAACCGTGCGATAGTTTTCTTTTTTCCATTGAAAGTCTTTCATTTTGGCTGGACGGTTAAGCACCTGGCCGGTTGTCTTGCCGGTAACAGTGCTGGCCGGTCTGCCGCTGATTGCGCCGGTTCTGCTTTTCAAGATTGCGGTGAGGTCTGCAAACATGGCTTTAAGTTTCGGGCCGATAGACTTGCCGAACTGTTTCAGCATGGCGCGTGCCCAATCGGCGAACTTGATGACGCCTGAGCGCAACAGGTTATAACCGGCCTTGACTGCCTTGGCGGTATATTTTGCTGCCAGGTATTCGGCTGAGTAAAGTGGAGCGTTTTCGGTTGGATTCCCGACACTGACAATCGGCTTACTTTTTACGATCTTTTCAAGAATTTCAGGCGCACTGGCTACCGGAATAAAGGCTCTTGTTTCGTATTGAATTCTTTCTACGAAACCACCAGCAACCTTAATTTCTTCCTGATCGCCATATTCGAGGTTAGTTACTTCAATTCGCTTTTCGCCAGCTACGGTTTTTCTTCGCAGCTTCCAGTTATTAGCAAGAGTTATTTCGTCGCCGTTTTCTATGAGCTGCTTGATTGACTCTGTAACGTCAAAAGTATTTCCACCGACGCCAAGTTTTGTAAGTGTGGCGTTGATTTCTTTGTGGCCTATCACGCGGCCAAGAATAACTTTGCCGTGTTCAGTCTTAACCCTGACAACCTTTTTTCTATGGCTGGGCAATCTATCCCACACAGGAAGAAGAGCGCCGGAAATAATATGTAATGGGCTCTTTACGGTTTTTGGCGCCTCAGAAAGCTCTGTCTGCCAAAGCTCTTTAGCCTCTTCTTTGCTGATCTTTTTTAGCTTCGCGGCTTGGCTATCGTTAATGTCGCCGTATTCATTTTTCAGCGTGCTGAATTGATAATAGGTGTCGTGAATCCCATCACCGCCAGCCTTTGATCTCGCTTCAGAAGTAACCGCGCCAACTTTCCCGGTTTTTTCGTTCAAATAGTAACCGTATGCTTTTTCTGGGAACGCGGTATATTTTGCGTCGTTTTCCTGAATAAGATAATGGTATTCAGTTCTGGCTCCAGATTCCTGGTCGGTTCGAACAATATCCGACCGTTGCTCAGTAATCTTTTTTGCCCTGATCGTTTCCATTCCCACGTCGAGATCGCCTCTCGCTGCTGCGATTTCAATGATCGTGCTAAGTCTGTCAAATACCTGTTCGTAAAGCTCATTCTGAACATCGAGATCGAGGCTAAGAGTTCTGTTTAAGAATTGAGGAACGGGAATGGCTGCAATAGTGTTTTCGCTGACAAACCCGTTATTGTCGGTAAGTTTTAAACCTGACTGTTTTTTGAAATCATCAAAGCTTATACCGCCGATCTGGTCGTTTCGATACAAGTCGAAAATAAACGCGGTAATTGCCTGCTTTGCGTAATCGCTTTCGAGATTGTCTTTTGCCTGGAATAATCCTTGACCGCCGGTCTGTCTTGATCCCCTGGTAAGAGCGCCGAGCTGGTCGAGTCTTCTGGCTATGGTTGAGGTAAATCGAACTTGCGCCGGCACATTTGTTGACACCAGAACGTAATGGGGCTGACTGGCCTCATTTGTCCTGTGAGTTCTGCCAAGTCCCTGTATCGCTACGTCAGCCCTCCAGCCAGCCTGAACCAAGTAATGAATTCTTCTTTGCCGGTTCTTAGCGGTATTATCAGCGTGAAAGCTTCTGCCGGTTCCACCAGCTTCAGAAAACACCAGAATTCTTTTTTTGCCTTCCATGAATTCCACTTCGTCTGAGTCGGTATGACTTTTGCCGCGCTTTTCAAGAACACGCCTGCCTTCCTTCCAGACAAGTCTCTTGGTTCTGCCGGTTATCTCCGCAACCTTCTCGGGGCCGAAATGACTAACAATCATATCAAGAGGACCGTCGAGTTTTTTTATAGAGCCGAGTTCATCAAGAAGCCTATCTCTCATCGCCACAGCTTCTTTGTTTAAAACTCTATTTCCTTCAGAATCAGTAACATAACGAAACTGACGATTCCCGTTTGAATCCATATACTCTTCCATCTGATGAACCGGGAAAGAGTTTTCGACAAACTGAGAAATAATCTCTGTCGGTGTCAGATCAAGATCTTCAAGGGCGTCTTCTTCTTCCATGCCACTTAATTCTCTGGTGAGCTGCGCTTCATTCGTGCTTGTAAGTTGAAGAACAATCGAGTTGCCAGCCGCAAGCTGTTTTTCAATATCCTTAATCAGACTGGGCATTTGCAGTGAGGTTAAAATCTGATTGAAAAATCTTTGATTTGCAGACCAGAAAGCGGCCAGTGCGCCCGAACGTGCCGAACCGCTTTTTGCTGCTCCAGCTGCTTCAAGTGCTTCATCTATGTTCTGCAAAACTTTCTGCCATGACTTGCTGTAAACATTGTAAATTTGCTGCTGTTGTGGAGTCAGGCTATGCTCTAGCCGATCATAAGTAACTCCGTCGAAAGAAAGACTTCGGGCCATGTAAGCGCCCATTGCCTTCATGTCAGCGGCTATCATTTCCATTACAGCCACGCCGCCAGAAACAACTTCGTTGATGAATTTATTCAGATTAGAAAAAGCCGTTCCTGGCCCCCATAGTCCAAGGCGTTCAAGATAGCTTAGATTTGTTGGTTCGGTTGCTCCTGTCGCGGAAACATAAAGAATTCTTGAATTAGATAGATCGTTTCTGAAATCAAGGGCTTTCAGCGCCTTTTGAGACGCTTTTTTTGTGCCTCTTGCGCCTTTAACGTCGATACCATTCGCCATCATGTGCGCTTCATCAAAAGCAATCAACCCATCAAAATCATCGCCAAGCCATTTCTCTATCTGTTCAAGTCTGGTTCTTCCGTCTTTTTTGGACATGCCTTTGAGGGTGTCATAGGAAACCAGAAGAATGCCGTCAGTATTCGGAATATCTTCGTAGTCTTTAAGGGTAAGCGCTACGTTTTTATTCCAACCGATACCGTCTATGTCGCGCTTTGCGCTGTTGAAAAGTCCGCTATTCTTGGTGATCCATACGCCTCTTTTCCTGCCCTGGTTCCAGTTGTCCCAGAAGATAGCTGCAATTTCACGCCCCTTCCCAACTCCTGTGCCATCGCCAATGAAAAAGCCTTTGCGCTTACCGTCCATCAACTTTTGATCGTGATTGTGTCCGGCACGAATAACAGCTTCAAGCTGCGCATCTGAGATTTTGCCAGAGTCGATAGCTTCCTTGGGAATCTTGGGAACATAAGAAACTTTGGCAGGCGAAACTGCCGCCATTGCAGCGGATTCAACAAGCTTACCGGGGTGTTTTTGTGCGCCCTTAATTGATGTAGAGGGCTCGTATTCGTCGTAAATAGAATCGGTTAATTCTGTATTTTTTGCCGATTCTGCTTTAGAAAGTTCTAAGCCTGGCTCTCTATCTTCTCGTATAGATTCTGGAGAAGTATTTCGGCCATTTCCCTCGACGTTGCTGCCAGCATTGCCTGTCTTGCTTCCTGGCTGTATGGTTTGCTTAGTCCCAGAAACTCCATCGCTTTTTCTGGGCTTCTGAATGTCAACTCTTCCAGTATTGCTGGATACTGCGCCCCGTTCGTCAGCTTTGGAAGCTGTATCTGTTTTTGATGTTGTTGAAGAAGATACAGGACCGGAAGAAGAAGAGGGTCGTGTGCTGCTTGAGGGTCTGACTTTTTCAAAAGCGCCTGAGCTTTTCTGTTGATCGGTTCCCTCTGTGCTTTCTGCAGTTCGAGATACTGCCGGTCGTTCATTTCTTGCTCCTTCGAGTGCTTTTAACGCACTCTCAATATTATTATAGTTACCTGCCGCTGGTTGTCCAGTTGTTTCACCTGTTTTGTCTATGACAAGGATTCTATTGTCAAAAGTAGTTCCATACTTTTTATATTCTTGCCCAGACAAGCCAATGTTTGCCTTAACGTTGTATTCTTTCCGGATCTTAACCCACCAGTCTTTAAACGTGGAGTGTTCAAAAGACATTCCGTCGCCAACAATCGCAACAAGCCTGCCGCCAGGCTGAAGTTTTTTAAGCGCCTGTTCAACATGAATGCCGCCGTTCATTGTTTTTCTTTGCCCCTGAATTCTGCCAGCGGTTGAAGAGAATGGAGGATTCATAACCACAATGGTCGGCGCCACATCATCAGGAAGAATATTATTTAACTGTTCCCCGTTTTCAGTAAAGACCCTATCAAACGGCATATTGCTGAGAACTTCAGCGCGACGCTTGCTGAATTCGTTTACGATAACGTTTGCACCTGCCAGCTTGCCGAACACGGCGAGACCACCGATACCGGCGCTTGGTTCAAGAACAGTGTCGCGTGAATTGATGTTTGCCAGCCAGCCAACCATTGCAGCTATAGAGGGCGGTGTAGAAAACTGCTGGAATTCGTCCATTTCTTCAGTGCGTTTAGTCTGAGTCGGAATTCTCAACAGCACGTCAGTTTTTACTTTGCTGATAAAAGACGCAATATCACCAGAGTTGAAGAGGTTGACCAGCTCTTTATTATTCAGAAGATATAGGTTGATTCCAAGTTCCAGTGAATCATACAGGTCTTTTATATTCCAGACACCATCTGCCTGAGTGCCTTCAAAAACCTCATTGGCAATAGCGTAAAGCTCTTTGATTTCCAGATATTCGCCTGCTTCAAGCTTCATCTGAATGATCTTTCCAAGCGTTTCAGTCTGTTCCTGGTAAACAGTTTTTGCAACTTCTGGCTGATCGTTGTCTTCTTCCTTTTGAGCAAGCTCAGCCTCGGCTTCTCTGATGATCTTTTCGTAAGCTGCGATTTTCTTCAGCAATCTGTCATCAGCAACCATGCCGTTTTCTTTTTCGCGGTTCTTGAGTTCGGCAAGCGTCCTTTTTGCGCCTTCCAGATCAGTTGTTGCGTCGTTCTTTTGTTCCGGCTGTTCAGTCTTATTACCGTTCAGTTCAGCAGCCTTATCGTCTGCCGCCTGCTTGCTCGTGTGCCACGAATATTGTTTACCCTGTGGGTCGAGAACTCTGAAGCCGCCGTTCGAAGATTTAACCGTGTAAGCCGATTTGGTTACAGCCTCGGGCTTTTGCGGCAATTCCGCTTTAACTGGAGGCGGTGCCGGTGGGGTCTTTTTGCCGTTCTGAATTGCTTTATCGATATTCATTTGTTCGGCTTGTTTTTTGGCTTCGTCTAGGCTCCTTGGCCCCTCATGCCTGCTGGCTATCATTCCGGTCGGGGAATGAACAACCACCGCCAATGGTTCGCCTGTCTTGGAATTTTTACCATTCCATTCGGCTCGATAAATAGTTGTGCCCGTTACTGTCGAGCCGTCTGGAAGCTGAGCCGTAAATAGTTTTTGCTCGGCTTCTGGTAATTGCTCGCGTTCTTTTTGCTTGGCCGGTTCCGATTGCTTAACAACTTTAACCGTCTCTGTTTTGGAAACAGCGGGCTGCTTGATGGTTGGTGAGAAATCGCCCATAAGCCTTTTATACCCAGGCTGGCCCGGAACAAAAGATAAAATCCTTTCTCTTTCGTCTTCTGATATTTCGGGATCAAATTTTATTGCTTCAACGAAAGATTTGTTTCCAAGGTCTGCTGGAACAAAAGGCCATTTCGGGTTCCATCCTGCGTCTATTTGACTTTGAATTGCAAAGTTTATTGTGCTGCCTGTTTTGCTTTCCACCGGCAAAGTAACATTCGGGGCCAGCTTCTTTTCGATTCTTTCTGCAACACCAGGCATGCCTGATACCCGCATGCGGTTTTCGGTGGGTATGTTTTTGCTCACGGTCATTTTGTCGTAAGTGCCGCCGCGTGGAATCTCAACGGTGATGCGCTTCGCCTGTTGCTGAGCCGGTTTCTTCATCAGAGCAAAGCCACCGCGAACCGGTGTGATGACGTGGGTATCTTTCATTTCGTTCTTGGTCTGGTATGCCTTGGCGATCTTCTGGTTTGCGAACGGCCGGCCAGATTTTGGCATGATAAGATCTTCGTTTTTGGTTGGCAGGATAACGCCGCCATTGTCGGCCAGTATGCGGCCTTCTGCCTGATTGGGTTGGTATGGCAGCAACGGGGTTTCTGGGGTAGCTTCTGCTGACACCAGAGTTTCTGGCATCATTTCAGCTGCATCGAGCGCCTGCAATTCCCGACCAACTCTGCCAGCCGGGTATTCGGTTGCTTCCTGGGGCAACCAATTACGGTCTGCAAGAAATTTCATAAACCGCTGCTTTTGCGGGTCTGAGTCGGGCACACTCTTCATCGCTGCTATCTTGCGAAGCACTGCAATAGGCGTGGCGTTCTGCTCTTCGATAGTCGCCTGCTTGTCCTGCTTATATGCCGCGTAATCTCGCATTGTGCCTTCTGTGCCAATGTTCTGAGGCGGCTGCTCGTTAGGGTATAAAACTTCAGGAGCCGGGCCGCCGAATATCTGCTGCGGGTGAATAGAAATGCCTTCTGGTTCAGCGTAACTATCCATTGTTGGGTCTGTGATAGTTGGGCCAGATGGCTGAACCGTCGGAATATTCTGATTGTAGGTCAACTGCAGCATCTCATCTTTCAGCTGCTTCTTTGCTGCTGCAAGCTTCTGCGCTTCCTCTGGTGTAGTCTCGGGGTCGTTTATTTTATCTGAGATACTGGTTATTTTCCTGGCGATGGAATTCGCACCACCAAGAATGCCGCCAACTATTGCGCCACCCTTGGCCTGCGTCAGAAGATTGTTATAAACTTCGGTTTTGCCCAAGTCTGCTATGGTATCTTTGATCGCCTGGCCGATTGGCTTCTTGGCAAAGTGCGGAACCGCGATTTCTTCAATGCCCTGGAATACCTCTTCTGTTGCTTCGCCAAGAATGTTCTCTCCGATGAATCTGGCCAGCGCTCCGATAGCGCCTTTTGCTCCGACTTTGCCGCTAAGTTCAAAAATTGGTTGTTCTAACCAGGCTCCGATTTTTCCTGCGTTGGCAGTAATGGTTTTTGCTACACCTGCCGGTGCCGCGCCGCCCGAAAAGGCTCTCATGGTTTTGAGCGGAGTGACACCAAGTGTATTTTCGATCAAAGCATAAGGAATCGCTGCGGCAAACTCAAAATATGGGTTGCCAGATCTGATTTGTCCTTCATCTTCTACGTTAGCCTGCCTTACTGCCGGAACGCCGTATAAGCCTGTTGTGCTTAGAAAAGAAGCCGCACTTTCGGAAAGCGGAGCTGCCCCTGCCATCGATGAAATACCAACTGCATTTCGTGCATTATTAAGCATGGCTCCACCAGCTGCACTGCCGGTTAATAATTTCGCCAACACGCCACCTGCCGCAAAAGTTGGCACATTCTGCAAGAGTGATTGCGAGCCAAAATCCATAAGCCGATCTGGGTCTGCTGGCGGCGAAATCATTTGAGCGGTTGAACCCATTTGCTGTGATTTTTCGTCAAGTGATCTGGCTGCGTCAGGGAACCCGGCAACGTCTGCGGCCCATGCTGCGCCGCTTACGCCAGCCCGGCCAAGATTTATCACGCCTGATGTCAGATCGGTGACTACGTTGCTCAAGACGCCTCTCTGATCTCTTAATGCCTGGCCCTCAAGCATTGGCGCCTCGTTATCAGACAGCTGTTTGTAAGTCTCTTTGGCGGTCTTGTTTACCTGAGCGCGTTCTTCTGCGGAAAGGCTTTTGAAAGCATCGCTCTGCTTAAATTCTATATATGACTTGTAATACTGCCGTCTGAGACTTGCCATTAGCGTTTGACCTCCGAGGTTTTCACTACGTTGCGGGTTGGAGCTCTGCCTGCCTCCAGAAATTGCTGGCTCAAATCCATGAACCTCTGCAATGTGCCGGCTCCGTTAGGCTGAACCTGTGACTGGCCGCCATTCAAAATAGAATTGTTGAAGCGGTTAACAACTTCAGCGGCCCGGTTGTATCTGTCGAGAGCATCCTGATAACGAAATTCATCAGGCGTGCCTTTCATCGCTTCGGGGTCTTCACGATACTGGCTGCGAATAAGCGCAATTTCTTTTGCGGCATCATCCCTGACCTGTTTGAATTGTTTCACAGACTTTTCGTCTAACATTGGCGTTGCTTTTGGAGCTGCACCTACCGCTGGCATGGCTGCTGCTCTGTTGCCCATGCCCGGCACGAATTGAGAAAGAAGGCCCGGCACTGCGCTTTGCCCCTGATCAAGAGCGCTTTGAATAACTTCCGAATCGGGATTGAATCCATATCTTTGCTGTTCACTGCCGCCGCTCGACGGGTTCAAAAGGTTCTTCAGCCTTTTCTGGTTGCCGATGGCTGTGATTACGTCATTATAAAATTTAAGGTCTTCAGGGTTGCTACTGTTTGCGGCAACTTCTAGGGCTTTGTCGAGCTGGCCGCTAGTGGCAAGAGAAACAATGCGCTTATCTGCGGGCAACGCGGGAACCTTGATACCTTTGACGCCTGCGATAATTTGAGGCTGCAATTCAGGATTGCTCCACCGATCAGGAAATAGTTTCTGAATCTCTGCGAGCTGTTCATTCTGCAATTCTTCAAGACGGCTTTTCTTTTTGCCGAAAGCAGCATCTTCGCGTTTCTGGTCGCGCTGATACGCTACCTCTTCATCGAATGCGCCCTGCATTCTTTTGCGCTGCTCTGCCTTCTGCTGGTATTCATCCTGCATGTCAAGCGTTTCGCGTTTGCGCTTCTTTTCGGTTTCCCAGGCAGCATCTTCTTCACGTTTGGCACGTTGCTCTTTCATGTTGCCGAGGTAGCCCCTGCCGAGTCCTGTTAATACCTGTCCGAGAAATCCAGCCATGATGTTTGCTCCTTATCAGCCGAAGAGGCCACCGGTTATGTATTTAAGCGCAACGTTCTGAAGCACGCCGCCATTGCCGCCAGACGAGCCGCCTGATGCCTGCCCGTCAGTCTTTTTAAAGATATTGCTGAGGTAATTTCTGCCGGCTTCTGCCGCGAGATCACCGACAATGCTTGAGCCAGAATTTGCGGCAATATTGGAATTCTGGTTTGCCTGGTTGGTCAGCATGTTCGGGATGGATGTGTTGAAGTTTGTTGCCGCACCAGAGGCAGTATTGCCCATGTTTAATGCGCGGTTAAGAATGCTCTGGGAAAGTTCAGTGCCCTGGCTGAGTCTCTGACCTCTGCGGTCGATGCGTTCACCCTCAAGACCAGATAAAGCACCGGCACGGTTGAAATCAATTCCACCAAGCCTGCTTGCACCGAGAACGCTGCCGAGCAATCCGCGAGAATTCAGATTGCTTGTCATTGATTTTTTTGCATCAACAATACCGCGCTCAAGCTGACCGCGCTGAGCATTATAGGTTGTGTCGGGCGAGTTTTTGAGATAGCTGAAAAACTGTGTTTCCCAATCCTGCGCCTGCGGAAGTGCGCCGGTCACATTTACCTGGTTCCCTGTTGTCGGGTCAACGACAGAGCCGCCAAGCAACATTGAGTTTGCCATGTCGAGGCGGTCCTGCATGAGCTTTTTCTGCCATGCTTCGGTATTGCCCTGAGCTGCAAGAGCTGCGGCATTTTGCTCGTTTGCCTTGTTCTGAGCCTCCCAGCCGGGGTTTGTTAAGTCTTTCCATGCGTCTGATAACCAGCTCATATTGACCTCCGTGTCGTTGAGAGCTTATGCGCCTGTTACGGTGCGAGTAATGGATGTTCTGAGACGAGATATTTCGGTATTGGCTTTTGCAATATCGCTGATGTTGGTGTCAACAAAATCAAGCCATGCTGGAACCTGAAAGGCCAGAATGGCATTCTGAAATGCTATCGCTGTCTCGTTCCAGAACTGCATAGCGATTAAATGAGTTCCGTGAGTTGTTGGCGTGAAAACAACTTTCCAGGCTTCAACGAAAATGCCGCCAGTCATTCTTATGCCGCTAAAAGTAACCTTTGGCATTATTTCTCTGCCATCAGGCAACCTGATAGCGCAAAGATAATGCTTTGTGTCGGTATTGTCATACTGCGGCCGATCGCACAAATAGAAGATGCCAGTCTCGCCCTTTTTAAGAATTACAGGGCCGTGAACTCGAAAATTGCTGTTTGTTGCATAGGTTACCATTATTCATCAACCCCGTAATCGTAGATTTTGCAGCCAGGCTCACCGATAAACCGAAAAGAAAAGCTGCTGTATCGGCGCGGCTTGATGTTCAGATAGATCATGTCCTTGCCTGCCAGGTTGTAGAGAACTGACGAAACAAGTTTGTTGTCACCGTAGACTTCAATGGTGAATTCGCCTTCAGCCTCAACCCAGATGGTTTTGTGAAACTGCACCTGGCGAGGCTGCGAAAACTCTTTGGTTCTGTAATAAAACTTGCCTGATTCGTCCGTGGTAGACCAGCCAAGCACTTGAGTATCGAGCACCAGCGACAACCAGACAATTTCGTCAGGCTTAATATCAGAAGATGGGTCAGCTGCTGCTGCCAAGGTTGCTGTTATGTCGACAAACTTGAAAGCCAGAAATCTGCTTTCGGTTATGCCTTGCTCAGTAATTGCTCCAAGCGAACGACCTGCAGGGCTGAGCGGTTCCTGATAAACAAGAACCATATTTTTGATTTTCTCTGAAATGTTTCTGATTCTCGAACCATCAAAAGCAAGATAGCTTCTGAGGTAATTTGCATCGCCAAGGTTCACACCGTTGTAAGTAAGAGGCTCTGCTTTAAACGTTGGAAAAAGCACAAGACCGCTGACAGCCTTTGGTGAATTTATAATCATGGCTTCTTCTTCAACCGTTTCAAATTCAACGGGCTTCAAAGCAAAGTTGTTTACATTGTCGCCATACAATACAGAGATGCCAGCGTCACCAAATATCACAAGGGCTTCATTCAGCACAGCAAAACCCCTGAACGATATTGCGATGCCACTTGACGGCATGTTCAATTCGTTTTCTGGCGGGAAGGCCCACCATTCACCCTGTTTTGAAAAGCGGATTCGTTGTTTATCTAAATCGGCGCCACCTACGAAAAGCATGTCATTGAAAAAGATGATACTTGTGCCGTTACTGCGTAGTGCTTCAACACCATTGTCAGTAGAATCGCATATCTGGCCTAGATTATAGTCTTCGATAATATCATGGTATGGCCCGGCATAAGCAGAATTGGCAGGAATTATGGTTGCATCATTAACAAGAAGCAATTCGCTTCCGCCTAGAGGCATGCGATATATCAACCATTGCAGGCAGGACCTGTCGGGGAAAATATCATTGACTGCCGGAAAGTCGGTGAATTCTGCAACTTCATTTGTGCTAATAACAAGATCAATCAGGGCGGGGATACTTTCCTCGCCCGTGGCCGGGTCATAAAGAGTAACGCCATAAGTATAACTTCCGGCGGCATAGGGCTGGCTACCATAAGCAGCTGCTGCAACTGTTGGTAATCTTGTGATCAAGGTTGAAGGGTTTGGGTCGTTAATGATCGAGTCTGGTTTGTCGAGACCGAATTTTGCAGGCGCAGCACCAGTTGAGGCCCATTTTGGCCACTCGTTGTTTCCCTGGGTAACAGTTTTGCCATTTGGCAGCATAACACTTCGGCAGTTAAGCTGGTTGGTCGCAAAGGTCGCATACTCAAGGTAGCCTTGATCGATGCGGCAGTTTTTCATTTCCTGCGATTCAGCGTCGCCGATCCGCTTCGGATTTCCAAGATTGAGATAGCCGAACATGCTGCAACTCCTTAGACTTTAAAGGGCATCTGAACGTATGGGGAAATGTCGATCTGAGGTTTTGTGAGCGAAGCGATAGCTTCAATGACTTCTTCGAATCGTGCCAGGTGAATCTGAGACTTCTGCAGGTCCTGAGTCATTTTGCCTTCTTTGGAAAGTGCGAGATGTGCAGCGTAGTGAACAATCCCGCGCTGGTGATCTTCATTGCTTATCTGTGGCCGGTCGAGATCGCCGATCATCTTGTTCGGGATCTGAACGTATAAAACCGAAACGGTCAGCGCCGGGTCTGGCCTTGTAACTGTTACCTCAACGATAGAATCTATGATCGGCGCGGTGGTCAGAGTAATGTAATTGGTAAAGTTTTCTGTCCATTCTGCCGGGGCCTGATTTATACCGTTAATTCTTACTGCGAGAGCGCCAATACCAGGGGTATAACCACCGGGTATGTTTATTGCAGTTTGGCCAGCTGAAATGTTAATCAGATATTTTTCTGATTTCTGAATGGTCAGCAATGTGGTCGTGTCAGGGATATAAACTATTTCATAAACACCATCAGCCACAGTAGACCAGCCAGAAAATGCGATTGCATTGCCGGCTGAAATAGACCATTGGTCTTTATTCTGGTAAACACCGTTATAATAAAAATCTACACGGTTTTGATCGGCAGGGATGACACCAGAGAGAGCAATGCCGGTTGCGCCTGCTAATATTGTGCCAGTGAGTTTGCCCCGGATGACTGCCGGCGAAGATGCGGCAGGGTAGGTTTCAGGTGTCGGGTAAAGTTTGATCTTGTCGTTCTCGAAATACCAGTGAATCGGAATGCCTATTTCGCTTCGCCAGTTTCCTGAATAGGTTTTGCCGTCACCAGAATGAATCTGCTGGTGATCTGTGCCGCCATAATGAGCATCGAGGAAATCTACAGATTTATGATCGAGCTGTTTGCCGCTGTAATAAACTTTGACAAGTTTAAGCAGATCTGTTGGCGGGTAAAATGCGCCAAGCTCTGCGGGCTGCAATGGCAACAGCATCCGACCAAAGCCGCTGCGTCTGGTAAGTTCTGCATTGGCCCGATTAAGATAACGCTTGAGTTCAGCCGTTGACCAGTATTCCGGGGCTGTTGCACTGTTTTCTGCCAGCACTTCAATCAGTTCTTCATAGAGTTCCAGGAAGTTCATATCGAGACCTCTTATAATTGAAAGGCGGGCAGACAGAAGCCCACCCGCCTAATGCAAGGAAACCAGCCGAAGATGAGAATCACTTTTTGTCAGTTTTGACTTTAGGTGTTGATTCTTTCGTGCGGTTTTCCTGGGTCATTACTTTTTCAGCGGCCAGAGTTTTTTCAAGGGCTTCTTCGACGGTCTGTTCATCGTCGATTTCAATAACCTTGATTTTCTTTTCAGGTTTTACTTCAGTGATGTTTGAATTCTTTGCGGCCAGCTTGCGCAGGGCAGCAATTTCTTTTTCATCAGAGGTCGTGTATTTGAATCGAGAAAAACGAATCAGCTTGCCGGCCTTTGCCGGGGTATTGGTTTCCAGATTGGCGGGCCTGTCGCCTACATAAGTCTGAAAGCGTTCATACTTACTGCGGAACATTACGGGCTTAACTTCGGTCATGTGATTCCTCCGGTGGTAGTAAGCGGGGCAGTATCGCTACCGCCCCGCCTGCGGTTACAGAATGATTTTGCCGTGACGTTTGGGAAGTCTGAGCTTCAGGCCAGCTTCGCCGAGAATCTGGTCTTTCTGACCATCGACGCCGGGGAGCTGCACGTTTTCTTCCCAAGTATCAGGCTGCATTACCATTTCTTCGATGAGGTCGAGTTCAAGAGCAAACCCGAGACCATCGTTGCCATCGGTAAAGTAACCAAGAGTGCGATCGAAGATCACGCCCATGGTGCCGAATGGGGTTTTCAGTTTGGTAATGTCGATTCCGTATTCTTTTTTGCCTTCGATCTGATACTGGCATTTACTCAACACTTCCATCTGAATAGCTTTGAGCAGCTGAGAATCGACGAACAGAGTTTTTTCGGTGCCGCCGTAAGCAAATACCATTTCGGCGAAGTCCATAAATTTGCTGTAAGTAAATGAGCCAGTGCAGTCCTGAAGATTGCCACCGGTCAGGAATTCGTCAACGCCACCGGTGATGCGTTTGGGGTGAGTGCCGGTGGTGACGATCTTCTTCTGGCCGAAGAAATACTGACGGGCACGAGCCTGCAGGAACAGTTCCCATACATCTTTTCGCTGTTGCTGAAGGTCTTGAACATTGCCGTAGTGATCTGTCTGCTTGCCGGTTCTGGTAATTTCAACGGCATCTTTGAAGATCTGGGTGTAGTTGTAAGCTTCGCCGGTGATAAACGATTTGGGAGTTGTTGCGGCAGAGCCTTCTTCGAAGCAGTTGCCAAGAAGAATGATTGTAGCATCGTCAGGAATTGCGGCAGCTGCTACGGTGCCGTAACCGCGTGTAACGGTCAGGGTATTGGTTGCTGTGGTGACAACAGTCACAAGCATCTGCTCGCCAGTGGAAACAACGTGAAGAATGTCACCAGCAGTAAAGAAGTCAGCTTCATCAACCACGATATCGGCGGCGTTGGCAGCATACGCAGCCTGAGCAATGGCAACTGGAGTGCCGATATCTTTTTCAAGCCACTCGAATTTCGGGTTGCTGCAGTTGATAATCTGGTTCGTCTTGGTCCTTTTCTGCATCTTTGCAGACCGCTGATGCGAGATCATGCGGGTCAGGTTGACAAACGGTGCGATGTCGGCCAGAAGACGATAGACCTTTTCCTCTACCTGGCGTTTGACGAGGGTGGACTGCGTGTTAGAATCGTAAGCGCTTCTCGATGCGATATTAAGAGCCATGGGATTAACCTCCGTGTTTGCTCAAAGCCTCACTTCCGTGTGGGCCGGGTAAAAGAAAAAAGTTTAAAGTCCTAACAGTCCGGCAACTCCGTCATCATCGTTGCCGTCTGTGATTTCCGTTCTGATTTGCTGAGTTCTTAGCGCTGCGGGTCTGGGTGCAGCTGGCCGATTATTGATAGCGCTGACCTTGCCTTTAACCTGGGCAATCTTTGTTGCCAGATTTATAAAGCTTGAATAGTCGCCAGCTTCTGCCTTCTGCTTCATTTCAATAACTTTGCCGTATGGCAGCTTAGATAAGGTTTCAACAAAAACTTTGCCGAGTTCAGGGCCGCCAAGAATTGAATCGATCTGATTGTCAGCAGTTGCCAGAGCCTTGTCGGCTTCTTTAGCCTGCCTTATTTCCTGTGTTTTGTCTTCGTAGAACTTTTCGGCTTTTACATCGAGCTGCCTGGTGGCACGTTCAAGTGCAAAACGATGTTTGGTGTCAAATTCCGGGTCAAAGTTTTCGTCTGTGAGGCCGAGCTGTTTCTTTACGAGTTCTCTAGCATCGCGGTCGATGCGTTCAATGTATTCGATAGTGCCGGGAATTATTTCGGGCGGGAATGTTAACGCAGCGCTTGCTGGTGCTGCGGGTTTTTCTGCTTTATAAACCACAGGCTTTTCAGTTTCTGGCTTGGTTTCTTCTGGTTCTGGCTCGTCATTAGCAAGCTCGTCGATAAATGATTCGTCTGTATCGTCCGCTTCGCTTTCTATCTCTTCCGCTTCGGCATCCGTATCATCATCGAAAAGATCAGCAAATTCATCGTTGTCGGCGTTATTGTCAGCGCCGGCTTCGGTTCCGGTCTGATCTGCGCCGACAACCAGAGCGCCGTTGCCCTGGTTAAGTTCTTCGCTATGAGTAGCGTTTAAATCAATCACTTTCCGGCCTCCTTGCGTTTTCGTTCAGCGGCGTCCTTGCCTGTCCTGATTGCGTTGTTAAGTGCAGACTCAATCAGTTCAACCACTTTCACTTTTGATTTTATCATAATATCTTGGCTATTATCAATATTCTGATAATTATTTTTGCAACTGCACAAAAATTCATTGTAGCAGTCTGCTTTTATGCCGTCTAAGACTGGTTGCATAACCTCTTTGCAGATTTCAGCTTTCTCGCCTGCGTCAATTTTTTTGCAAAGCGCTTCAATGATATTCTGGCTTTCGGTCATGCCATTGCCCCTGGTTGCGCTGCGTTCCCGGCAGGTTGTTGCTGTTGTGGCTGCATTGCCATGGCAAGACCCTGAACAACTGCGGCGGCTCTTTGCGGCTCAATCCCTGCCTGTTGCATAAGCCCGGCAAGCAGCTGCGGCAACTGACTCATCACGTCTTTCTGCTGCATCATCGCCTGCATCTCTTGTTCGCTGCGCCCGATAAATGTTTCTGGCCTGGCGAATCCCATTGCTTCGATAAGCTGTTTAGCCGTCTGATAGACTCCGATTTCGTTCGCGATTCCCATCTGCATTAAACCCGGTATGATTTGCGACATCATAATCATCAGGTTCTGCACTGTCAGCTGAGAATCTTGCAGGCCGATATTACTGATGATTTCGGTGTCGAGAGTGCCTTTGAGGTCGTCGGGGTTGATAGTCAGATATTCACCGGTCAGGCGCACCACCATTTCCTTATCAACCATTGCCTGGTTCATTTCAACCAGGAAGCTGTATAACGGAACAAGGCCAGTCTCGGCAAAGTTCCGGGTCATCTTTCTGAGCTTCTGCTGTGAAGCTGCCATGATTTTACTGATGCCCGTCGCGGTTTTGTTCAGGCTCTCGGCGTCAAGGCCCTGGTTGTATCTCGTGACGCCTGTTTTTTGTTCTGACCAGCCCTGTATGAGTTCGATCAGCGAGAACGTCTCATGCGAAAGTTCGTGTTGCGGAAAATGATCTATTACGTCTTTGATGCTTTGCCCGGCACTGAGCTTTACGCGCACGCATTTATTACCACCTGTGAGATCGTCGAGCGCATTCGTCTGGCGTTCGTCAACGGCAGTCTTTCGGTCGTTGTTGAGTGCGGTATTGATAATGACCTGGCGAATCAGGGCGGTCTTGATATCTTGAACGTCTTGCAGCAGATCGGCGACGCCCTCCTTCCATCGGCAGTAAGATTTTTCGAATATGAATGCGTCGAAATATGGCGATCTTGAAAACTTGCTGACTTCTTTGCTGACTATTGAATTGCCGACAACCATGACGTCAACATCTTCCAGAATGCCGTCGCCATCGATATCATACTTGCCACGGGCTTTGTAGTAGAGAATCTTTTCTCGGCCAGGCTGAGTGATATATTTTGTGGCGTTTGGTTCTTCGCTTTGCTTTGCCAGTCGCTGACCGCTATAATTCGCGATTGCATTGGCCAGATCGTCTATCGATTTGGCTTCAGAGTCAGACGCAGACTTCGGGTCGATTACGTCTTTAACCCCTTTAATCAGCCCGGCTTTTTCCATTTTTAACAGATCTGAGTAGAGCATGTAGCCGCGTTCGGCTTCGAACACATGAGCGCCTGAGTTATCGGTATCTGGCAGGTAAATGAATCTGCCAGGCATGAGGTTGCTCAACACCGGCTGGTCTTTTTCGCGCACTTCGTTGTCGATGGTGACGGTATAAGTATCATCGTTGTTATCAATAACCTTCTTCGCCTTTGTGGCGTCCATTTGCAGGAACTGTTCGTCTGGCAACACAATATCGGCTTCTTCGGTTGTAGTTACTCGCTCCCACGGTGCGGCAATTACGCCAAGGCCGGCTTCAAGACAATCACGCGCCCACTGCTCGATAACGAGATAGCCTTTGTTCTGGCTCTTTATCTGATACGCCATGAGCTTTTCCATTGGCTTCGGGTTATCTTCAGGAGTGCGGCCCATTACGCCCACGATCTTTTCAGCGCCAAGAATTACTTCGATGATCGAGGGCATAATCCATTCAATGGCGTCTTTAACATCAGAGGTCGTGAAGTCGCTCGATGCTGAAAGCGTCGGGAACTTTGCCCGGTAATAGTCTTTGCTGCCGTTCAGCAGCTGATACCTGGTGAGTATCTCTGGCTTGATGTTCGTGTCAAAATAATCTTCTGCCGCGTCGATGTCGCCTTTGACGAGATCGTAAAGCTCTTCATCGCTGATCTTAAACTTCTTCTGTTCGGTAGTCTTTGCCATCATGGCCTCCTGGTTTGCTTCCTTGCATCATGGCTTCTGGTTACATTCGACCAGCAACCGGGTTGATAAACTTGCCTTTTCTCGATGCGGTCTCGGCGATTGTCGAGACACCTTCCTGCGCCCTGAGTGCAAGGTATTGCAGGCCATCATGCGGGTGCGAGAATTGATTCTTTTCGGGAATATCTTTGAAGCGCTCTTCGCCTGAAACCTGAACGCGCTGAAAGCGATACCCACCGAGAAAACCACGCCTGAGCATCTTACACTTCGGGGAAAGTAGGAAATTGGGCTGACCGTCTGACAATCCTGTCAGGTATGTCGCCACGGCTTCACGTCTGGCAATAAAGCTGTTGGTGCTTGCGCCTTCAACATCAGTGAAGCCTGCCCGCCTGATTTCCTCCAGGCATGTTGCCTCGTCGTCATTTTGTGCGCGTTGATTACCGGCCGGGTCGCCGACAACGATAATGCCAGCAAGCATGTCTTTGTAATTCATTTGCAGGTGAGGCTTCAGGCAGTCGCGCAAAAACTGTTTGATACCCATGTTTACGGCAACCAGTTCGTCGATGACATTAAGCCGGCCTCTGGGTGTTACCTGACCGAAAATACAAGCAGGCGTAAGACCAAAGTCGAAGCCAAGAATCAGGGGCAGATTTTTCAGCGGCTGCAGATCGAATTTGCTGCAGTGAATATCGTCGTTGTATTCGGGGTAAACCGGTTTGCCTTCCTGCACGTTGCCATACTGACCCAGCACGTAAACCTTAATCCATTCCTGAGTTTTGCCGGGCACCTGGCGCAACCAGTATTCATAACCAAGCTTGTGATTGCGCACATTTTCAGCTGTCGGGTTGGGCGAGTAACCCTTACCCTCGATGTAAATTAAAGCGGGAGGCTGCGCGTAGAATTGCCAGCCCCTTGGCGTTCCTTCTTCGGCAAGTTTATACCACCAGTGATCGTCGTCAGGCGGGTTGGTGTCCATGATTATGCCGGACCAAGACGCGCCGCCGTCGCTGATGTTCGGGTAACGGCCAACGCGGCCAGTGAGGCCATCGAGAATTGCTTTCGGAACTTCGCGGGCTTCGTTTATCCAGGCGCCGGTAAGTTCAAGAGACAAAAGCTTTCTGACGTGATCGGGCCGGTCGAGGGCCATAAATAGCATTTCGAGTTCAACAATCGTGCCGTCTTGTTGCAGCTGCTTGAGCGTGCCGCGAATAGGCGCATCATAAACAATCGGGCAGGCATCTTCTGACACCCAATCTTGCCACGTTTTGATTGTGGTTGAGCGTAATTCGCCGTAGGTATTTCTGACGACAGCCCACCGGCTTTTTCTTATGCCGGCAGAGTTAGGTTGTTGCGCTGCCGCCCTGGCTAATATTTCCATGCAGCAGCCGACAGATTTACCAGAACCAATAGGGCCACGCACGCCACGCACAAACGAATTATCGGCGTGAAAGCCCGATATTGTTGGCTCTGCGTAATAGTGCCTAATCTGAGTCATTAGAGCCCTCTGGCTGCTTTTTGCCGTTCAGGTGAAGAACTATGCCCAAGCCAGAACTTTCAACGCTGACAGTGGTCTTTTCCATGCCGAGATACTTGGCTAATATCTTGAGGCTTCCGTTGGCTCCAGACGAATCAAATTTGTATTCGCCGGTCGGGTTGCCTTCGTTGTCATAAACCGGCTCTGCCTGCATGCAGCGATCGATGATCTTCTTTGCCTTGTCGACAACCCAGTCGGCAGTAATCTCGTTTTTCTTGCGTATTTCGGCCAGTTTCTCCTCGACAGCCGCTTTAACCTTCGGAATGCACAAGAGGTCTGCGGCCTGTTGCTGCGCTGATTTCGCGCTATATCCTGCCCTAATTGCAGCTTGAGTGCCGTTACAGTCTATGATATATTCGTCAACAAAGCGCCTGCGTTTATCTGGCAGGCGTGAGTATGCTGATTGTTCTTGTTGCTGGCTCATACTTTCATATTATCAGAAAATTGATAGATTTTAAAGCCTATTGTGGAAAAGTATGCTATGCTTTCGTTATCCTCTCAAAAGATCCTCTCAAATTGCCCGCCATTTTTCGGCGGGCTTCTTTTTTTTGCTGATTTTCTGCTTGAGGCGTGATAACCTTAACTTGCTTAGGGTTTTGCGGTGTAATCACACCTCAAAGCAAAAAGCCCTTGAAGGCCCCGCTTTTGAGGGCTTTTTTATTTCCGGTCATAAAGAAAAAGCCCCGGATTGCTCCGGGGATTATTGATTTTTAAATTCCATCTTGCCAGACAATTGTCTGGTTATCATCATAAGTGATCCAGCCATCTTTGACCATGCTATCAAAAGCAGCCTGATTTTTAAGCCGAAACATATCTTCACCGGTTTTAGCAATCAACGCCGCCGAAAAGGCCTCCACAGTTTCAATTTTTCCTTGCAATGCAAATAATTTTTTCCAAGTCATTTTTTTCTCCTTCCTGCTGCCACAGCCGGTCAATGGCCACGGCTATTACGTCGCTGGTGCCGCCGAATTTGATCAAGTCGGAAATCTGCTGTTGTGTTGCGGGGCTGAGTCGGATTGTTACGGTTTTTTTACTCATTTATTTCTCTCCATTTCTTTATTGCGACATTACCATCTACTAGCCACACTGTGCCATTTTCATCGTTTAGTTCAACGGCTTCATACCCGGCTCTTGTCGCCAGAGCTAGAGCAATTTTTTGAGCTTCCCAGCCTGCCTCCCCTGCTATTTCAGAGGGAATGTGATCATGTTCATTTTCTTTGCCGGTAATAATATCGAAAGCGGTCTCGGCTTCAATTTCCCATTTTTCAGCAAAAGCCGAAACTTCTTTTTCTGTTTCGTCGAATTCATATCTAAGATGTGTTGCTGTGCAGCTTTTAATGCTTTCGCTGTCGAGCTCGTAGACATATTCGCCAAAACCGCAAGCAGAAGAAGCGAAAAACAAGCCTGTGCCGTAAAGGCCGTTGCTTTTAATTTCTTTAATTTTAACCGGGCTTGTGTGATACATTTTCGTTCTCCTCGTTTCAATTTTTCTCATCGCTCACAATATGATTATCGTCGAAAACGATATAATTGTCAAGTAATTTTTAAATAATTTTTAAAGCATACTACAAACAATCGTCAGTTGCTTTTCCTTGATTTTAGTCGCAGCCCAGCCACATTTGCTCTCGTTCATGTAGTCGATAAGCTCATCAAGGGTTTTTGGCTTCATCGTCCGGCCTTTCTGGTCCTTTTTTCCTCGGCCTTCTCTCGGCCCGCCCGCAAATCTTAGCGAACTCTTTGCCGGTTATTATTTTCAGATCATAAAGTTTCCAGACAATTCGCCTGACCAGGATTTCTTCGTCATAGGTTATTGGTTTCATGGTTCTTTTTTGCTTCTCTCTTGTCCAGCGCCTTCCGGCATGCTTTGCACTCCGGTTGACCCATTGTGCGGCCATAGTCCAGGCCAAGCCCCAGCCATTTCCGGCAGAGGCTCCTGTTATCGACGAAATAATGTTCGTATTTTGCGTTGCTCAGGTATGCCCAGCCTTCTTTGCTCATATTCACTCGTCCCTTTCAGCCGCCGATAGCGCGACCAACGCTTGCTCTAAAACTTTACCATCGCCAATGTTATGCTCTTGGTCGTAATAGTGGATAAATTCAGCGCAGGCTTGCAGCGCATCCCGCATTTGCTCGATCAGCTTGTCACGCTCGGAAATGTGAGCACTGAACACTGCTAAAAACCTATCAGCTTCGTTTCTGTCTGAGTCCTTCTCCACCTCCGACAAATCCGCATACCTTGTCGCAACCTGCCTGTGCCACCGTTCATTTGCCCATGCGGGAATAACAACACAACCGTCGACTTGTTTGGATTTAGAAAACAGATATTCCATCCACCCCACCCATTGATTGTGTGCTAATTCGGCCAATTTTTCTCGCAGCAATGAAGCGTCGATAGTGGTCGCTTTCAGCCTGTCAATCTCAGCCAGCGCCTCGGCAAGCTCGGTTTCAAGCTGGCGGGCAAAGGAAGCATAAACCACGCGCGCAGAAGGCTTTAAGTCAATCGCCGCAAATTCCCTTTCATCAGTTCTCGGTGTTTTGCTCATACTTCCCCCTTCGCGGCTGCTATGGCCGCCCTGCATTTGTTCCACGCTTTTTCCCGCGATTCTTGATATATCTCGACGGGCAACGAATGGCGGCGTTCTTTAAGCTCGACCAATTCTTCAAGCGCCTCAAGCATCTGCGGTGCGGCGGCTATCAGGCGGGCGTTTGCCTCTGACTGCGTATTAGTAGTAGCCAGGGATGCAATGTAGCCTCGATGGTGCTCCGAGTCGGCTGCCGTAACCATCCAGTGCTCCATTGCGTTCTGCGCAATGCCCCAGGGGCCGGGTGTAAATTTACTCATCTGCTTTTCCTTTCTCTGGCCTGATAAGGAGGTCTGCGAACGTATAGGACGTATAAGTAACGATATGCTCTCGCTCGTAGCTATAATTTCGCCCACATTTCGAGCAGTCTATATCTCCGGCATTCGGTCGATCGCATGAACTAAACACTTCGTGCCCACAATACGGGCATGTAATCCGCGCTCTATTGGTGTGATCTATCATTTATTTTCAGTCTCCTGATTTTCCGCTGCCTCCGCAGCTCCCTTGCCAGAATCTGTCTGCAGTCTCGCAGCATGACGTTGGCCGAATAGGGTAAAAGCGGGTGGTGTTTGGGGATCCTGGCAGTCATATCAGCACGCCCTTTTCTATCCAGAGCTGCAACAGCTCGGGAGTAGCCGAGTAGTGGTGCCGTCCTGTTTTGAATAGCAGGCCCATCTGAACTGCCTTATTCAGTTTCGCCCTGGATTTCTCCAAGGTCACATCCCACTGGTTAGCAGCAAGCAGCGGGCTTGTCGGAAAGTCTAACAACGCGAGTGCGTCAAAAAATCTCATCGTTTGGCCTCCCAGTGTTTGCATGCCCGCAGGTCTGGCAGCTTCCATCCGCCTTGCCTGCTGCAGGTGTAGCAGTTTCGAATTACGTTGTGTCGACAGTGCCTGCAGTCTTTACAAGTCATGGCTTCAGCCTCCCATTTAATCGAGCGACCTTTTCGGCGCGTTGCTGCTCGATCGCGTTGGCACCCAGAATCATGCGCATCTGCACACACATGACCTCAACGTCTGCCAGTTCGCTGATGATTTCTTCGTGGCTGCCTTCGGTGGCCATGTGCCTGTTGATCGCGGCGGCGGCTTCGGCAAATTCTTCGGCAGCCTTTGCCATCTGGCGCAGAATGCCGTACTGGTTGATTGCCCGTCGGCAGACATCACTTTCTTCGATGTGAATCAGCAGTTTTTCCGGGGGCTGGCTGGCGTGGATTGTGTCGGCAGCTGGCTCAGGGTAAGCGCCTACGATTGCATAACCGGGCTGGTTTGCTTGGCCGTTCCAAGTCTTTTTTTCATCTGTTCTGGGTGCAGGCTTTTTATTTTTTCTTGCTTCGTGCGCCAGCTTGGCGTTAACTTTTGCCTGGCAACTGTGGCAACG